AAGAGAAGCCCGTTTATCTCGCCTTTGTTGTAAAGCATAGAAGCATTGTCTATTAATACTTTAGATTTACCTGTACCCATTTCCATAAAATAGGCAAAGTATTCTTTATCCCAAGAACGTTCTAAAGCCTTTAATTGATGCTCATATGGCTTAGTTTTAAACTTATAATTCATGTTTACTTTTACTTTCTAATTGCTATATATTACTTGAAAGTTAAAAAGTCAATGTCAAAGGTTTATTTAATACAGGCAATCCCAGGAACATCAAAAGGTGAGCCTAAATATAATATCGTAGGTGCACAAAAATATGGTGACATTGTGACTGTATTACCTGAATTTTCACAAATGATACATTCACCAGGACCACTAGTCATAAAACTTAGAACGCTTCTAAAGGATTACAAGGAAGAAGATTACTTATTACTATCTGGA